GGTTCATTTCAATTTCAATTTCCAATTGTCTCAATCTGTTATTCTGATATTTTGAATACTCATAATTGGTCTGTCTTATGCTTACTGGATAAAAGTCTCCATCAATTTCTGCATAGATTTGTGGAGACACAATCAATTCAGACATCCAGATGTATTCTTCATCTGTTGGAAAGTCCATTGTCAGTTTATAGTTCCAGTTTGCTTTGCTTCCATAGTTTATGACTGATTCACCATACACCTTGTTTGCATCATAGTAATCAACTGAATTTGCTCCAAATGAATACTCTCTCTTGGTGAAGTCCTTCTTCTCCACATTCATGGTCAATCTGGATGCAAGACCAAATCTTGCAGTGTCATACATCCCATACTGATTGATGAAGTGAAGATTGATTGTCTCATAAAGTGGATTGCAATCAAGATAAACTCTGAATGCTTCTGATTCTGCTGAACCATTTATCAAATAAACATCATAATACTTTACAGAATTTGTCAAGACATTTGTTCCATGTGAATTGTTCATTGCTTCTGCTCCAATGTCAAGTTGCATCCATCGGTTACTGGATGTCATCACAAGATTGGTTGCAGTTGAATAAGTATTAATTAATGCATTGCTTTGGTTGTATGCTCTGAATCTGATGACATAAGTCTGACCAGCAATTCCCTTGAATGGTACAAGGACTTTGTCAGTCAACTTTGCTTTGCATGATTTAGGTCTGTTTGTGAAGTATTTGAAATCAAATCCAGATGTTGTGAGTTGTCTTCTCTTGAATAGTGATGGAGTCCAATTGTATGCAGTGATGTTTCCACTTGCCATGTTCAATGTAGTGAGTCCAGAATAATCTTCTCCAACTCTTATGTTGTATGTGACTGCAACTTCTCCAGATGGTGATGGTTGTGCAAGAAGACATTCTGGTTGTGTGGTTGAAACTGGTGTAAACCAATCAAATGTGATTTCATTTCTGACCACTTGACTTGCATCAAAATATCCTTTGCCGTTTGTTGGTTCTGGGAATATCTTTGTCCTAACCAATTGCACACCATTGACAAAAACATCAAAGACAAACTTGAAGTCTGTCTGTCCAGAATTGTTTGATGATGCAATTGACCACAATGCATCTTGAACTGATATCTCACCAGATGGATTGATAAGTGATACTATACTCATTTTCTGAAAATTTGAATTAATACTTTGTCACCATAGACAACTGCAACATCCTTCCCTATTTCACCAAATGCTTCTTCAACAATTGGGTCAATGAAGTTCCTTGTCTTGATTCCCCCCGCTTTGATTCCAGCAATGGCTTGTCTCAAAGTTGAATCTCTGTCTGCAATCTTCTTGAACTTGGTCTCACTTCCAAACTGACTCTTTTGTGCATCACTTGAAGCGACTTTCCCTTTTGCAGTTTCCAACCATTCTCTGACAGAATCTTGACCTTCTTTGCTCATTCCCCATGTCTTGAAAAAGTATGGTGAATTTGGTGCTGGGTCTTTCTTCAATCCCTTTACTCCTCTGTCTTGAAACTTTGCATAATATGGCAATTCAATCTCAAGAGTTGTCACACCATTCTCATTCTCTGGTGGTAAAATCACAAGATTTGATTCTCTCTTCCATACATCAACAAACTTCTTTGCAGACTTCAACATCACATCATTGATTCCATCTTCCAAGACCTTCTGAAGACTTTCTGCTTTCTGGTCATCAAGGAATCCATCTGTCAAGAGCAACTTCTGTTTTGCCGTCTGATTATCTGCCATTCAATTTGTTTTTGTTCATTATCTTTTGTTGTTGCTCATTGTCAATCTCTCTCTTCATCTTCAAGTATGACAAGTCATTCAAGAACTGATACACTGGTAAATCCCAGACTGCATCTATGCAGATTCCTTCAAAGTCAGAAACCAGTTTGGCATTGAACAACCATCCATATGACTTTCCAAATTCTTCAAGACTTCCTCCATCACCACTTGTCCATCCGTTATTGACTTGAAATAGGTATTGAAATTCTGAATTGATTTGCTGAAAACTGCCCAAAAAAAAACTGCTGAATGATATGCATCATAGAAATCCATGTTCAACATCTCTTGTGATAACTTCTCATGTGCAGAAGATTCCAACTTCACTTGCTTGAATCCCTTCCATGTCAACTTCAATGGTGTACACATGGTCGCCATGATTCTGTGTAAGTTTCCAATGATGTCTTCTGAATAGGTAGCAATCTCCACATATCTCCCAGAATTCATTGGTGGCTTTGCCAAGTCATATTTCAACATGAATGGTCTTCTGTTTATCCAGATGAATTGTCTTGGTTTCCTCTTGTTGTTTTGTGCATGTAAAGATTCAAAGGAGTTGTTTATCTTGGTACACAACTTATTGTACTTTGACAGACTCATGGCATTGACTTCTTCTTCTGACTTTCCAGTCAGACATTGCACAAGAAGACATGACTTTGACAATTCATCAGTCTCAATCTGACTGATTGAATACAACTCTTGGAATTTTCTAATTGTCAACTTCATATTGTATAGTGGTTTTTTTTGGAATAATTATATGAAATAATACTGACCAGTCATCTTGTGGACTTGTCTGCATCTGTTAGCCAAAGCAAGAGCATTCACACAATCATCATGGAATCCAGATGGTGCATTGTACTTCACACCATTGGAAGTGAACTGGTATTCAAAGACATCCAATTCTTCTTTGATTATACCATTTGGGAATCCAATGTCCTTCTTGTGTATTACAGAAGCCAAATTCTCCATCAATTGTTGTTTGCTTGTGGATGTGTACTTGAAACCAGTCATGTGTGAGAATTGACTCTGAAGGTCTTCAGTGATAGCATCCCCAACTCCAGTGGAGTCAATCATCACTGGCTTACTTCTGTCAATCGTTAGTATTTCTTCTCTGGTGTGTTTCCAGTCTTTCTGGAATCTGTTAAAGTAGGCAACATCACCATGTTCATCCAGACCAATGATGACAGACCAGTCAAAGGACTTTGCCAAATCAATCCCATAGAACTGAACTGGAAATGGTGACAATGGTTTGATGCATTCTTGAATGTGGTTGCTTCCAAAGGGATTCGCTGCATTCTCCATTGCATTTGCCATGTACTCTTGCTCAAAGACTGCTTGTGGCAATTGATTCCTTGCATCGTCAACTTCATGCTTGTCAATGTAGGGATTGTCATAAGTGGTGAACTTAAAGGATTGCCAATCTGCTTCACCACCTTTCATGAATAAGGAATAGAAATAGTTCTTTCCTTTGGGAGTTGACAAGAACAATGCCTTGCCTTTGTAATCTGTCAAGGTAGGTCTGATTGAATTCTTCCATCCATCTTCAAGATTGGGAATGAATGATGCTTCATCCACAACCACCAGATGGAATTTCCTTCCCCTCAAGTTGTCAAGTCTCTCTCCAGTAAAGAACTGGATGCTACCATCATTGGGGAATCTTATCATCAACTCTGACTTGTTATTCTCAAAGGGAATGACCTTTGTGAGTTTGTCAAAGAAAGTCCTTGCCAGATTGTATGTCGGTGTGATATAGGCAACAGACATCCCTTGCAATGCAGAAGATATCATCTCCACTTGTGAAAGTTCAGACTTTCCAAATCTCCGACCACACATCACCACTCTGAATCTTGCATCAGAGTCCAGAATCAATTGCTGGTTCTCATGTGGTTGTGGCAACTCAATTGTCATGAGTTAAAGATACAAAAAAACCACCAAGATGGTGGTTGAATGTTTGATGTAGTTGTTGTTATTTCAAATCCAATTCATGTAATTCATAGCAATCAAATCCAGTCTCTTTCTTTAGATTTTCTGCAAATTCCAATGCATCTGAATAAAGTGTGAAAGCATGGTGAATAAATCCGACTCCTTGTTCAATTACCAACCAGATTGTTCTTTGTTCAATTTTGTTTGTCATGTTGTTTTGTTTTTAGTTTGATTAATAGATATAGTTTGCTTTCATTCTTGCTTCCATGTCTTGGATGGTTTCTCCTTCAATCATGTATTCTCCAATATGCTCTTGGATGATTTCAAGATGAAGGTCTGATTGACCATCCAATGCAAGACCGAATGACTTGAATGCTCTCTTGATTTGATTTTGGATTGATGGTTTCAAGTCTCTCATGTAGTGTCTGTATTCGTGATTCCAGAAGTAAGTTGTCATGTTGTTTGATTTATTAGTTTGAAGAATTTGTATGATAATTTTATATTTCAAAAGAAGGACACATTGAATACATTCCGAATGGCAAGATGTACTTTGTTCCATCATAACCAGATTTGATTTTTCTTCTCAATACTTTACCATCCATGAAGATGGTTGCCCAGTTCCCTTTGATTTCAAGAAGTTCAGCAGTGATTGTGATGGTTGAGTCTCCGATTAGTCTTGTGCGAAGTGTTTGAATTCCTTTCATGGCTTGTTGTTTTAAGTTTGAATGATGATGCAATCTACAAAGGATATTTGATTCTGCAAAATCTTTTTCAAAGAATTTTCAAACTTTTTTTTAGCCATTGGTTTTCAATCAGTTAGCAGATATCCTTTCCACTGGTGTGACCTCCTCCCAATAGAACAAAGTTATCTTGTCCCACTTCTGACCACCAAGAACTTGAATGATGTATTCAGCAATCTCCTTTGAATAAGTAAAAGCAATGATGACATCTTCATCACCACTCATGCAGTGAATGTTATATTGAGATTTTAAGACTTGCAGTTCTGTCATAAGATAGTCTTTCCCTTTACAAAGACAACTTCAATTCTGGAGTCTGTGGTGACTTGTGCAGTCTCCTTTGGTTTGCCATAGACTCTTGTGAGCAATGTCTCCAGAGAATAGAGACTTCCCTTCTGTAATGACTTGACCATTGCATTGGCAATTGTCTTCTCCAGAATGGTTGCTTTGGGATTGTCATAGACTGACTTCAACTCTTGCACATCCATTGCCATCATGTTCTGGATTGTGTCATTGATTTCTGCAAGTTTGTATCCAGCATCTGCAAGGATTGATACATACTTTCTTGGTCTTCCATTGGGATTTCCAGATACACCTTTCTCATATTGATGTTTGACAATATCTTTTTTTGCCATGTGCTGTTTTTCTGCTGTTTAAAATAAAATTAATTAACCATTTCCCTTTGGTTAATTTGATTTTGTTCAATATTTTTTTATGAAAATTTCATGCACATCTTTTAAGAATTGCATGAATTGCTTCTTGTCTCCTTTCTCTATGTGGCATTTCCTACATAGTGCCATTAGATTGTGGATATCATCCTTCTCCTTTGTTCCTCCCATTCCTCTGGCTTGTATGTGATGAATGTCTGTTGCCATTGTTCCACATACTTCACAAGGGATGAAATCAGAGACATCATACTTGAAGAAGGTCATGTATTTTTTAGTGTGTGATTTCACTTGTGTCTCCTTGTTCAACTTGGATGGTGTCACCTTCTTCCATGAGATAGTAATTGATGCCATAGAATTCAATCAGACTTCCATTCATGTTGATGGTTGTCACATAGATGGGTTGTCCTTTGACATTTTTTCTGATTTCCTTCTTGACAATATATCCCTTGACAAGTTGCTTTGGTTTTTCTTGTACTGGTTGACATGATGCCAGAAGCAAGATAAAGATGATTTTTTTCATTGTTTTATTTGTTTATTTCAAAATACAAGATTGTAAGTCCTACAATTAAAA